ACCACCCTCTGGATTCTTACTACGATAGTAGAATACACCCGTCTGCTCATATATATCGTGGAGGTCCAGTGGCTGCAGCTCCCCTGCCTTACCTAGCTGGACGTTTTCCAACCCTTCGATATCAATAATCAAGCCGTCGGGTTTTGCCTTGGCTATAGCCTGCTGAAGCTTTAGGTGTGTCAGCTGCAACATGTCTGCAAACCCCACGCAGCTATCTACCATAGACTTAGGCATGTTAGATATCAGGTTAGTTGCAATTACCGAATACGACAAGTGAGCACGAGAAATGTCGTGCATGTTCTTTGGCGTGTTGGTCTGCTTACCGTAGTTGATCAGGTGGTCTGTACCAAGGATGTACGTACCCTTGTATACGCACGCGATCTCCATTGTGTGGGGGGTTCTGTCGTACACAGTCCCTTTCTTCTCCTTGTACTCAAATCCCTGATAAAAGAAGTTGGAGTTACCATGACGATTGGACTTCTCCTCGAAGTGCATGCAGTCTACGGTAAGGAACTCAAAGTCTAGAACCTCAACCAAATACCCAGAGTACTCATCTTTCTCTGGACCCCTGCTTGAGTAGGGGTTGTTTGGGTATCGATTTGATGTGCTGCGCCTGGCCTTTTTAGAAATCTTCTTCAGATCCTCTTCAGTGAGATCGTCCCCAGCCAATCGCTTCAACTCATGAAGGGGCATCTCTTTAACGTGGCCAGCGTAAACCAGGTCGTCGAAGTTGGGGTCGTCAGTGTAGCTGTGAATGAAATTCACTGGGTCTACATACTGTAAGTCAATCCCATAGTTAGGATCGTTCTTTCGCTTTACTACGGCCATACCCAACGCCGCGAGGTCATTAACGCAGCGACGAAAGGTGTTGTCCTCAAAGCTTGACCAAGACAGAGTCATGTCTGTGGCCACTTGAGCTGCAATTTCCGCGTCGGTCTTGATGTTGGTGTCCATCAAAATCTCTGCTTCTTCTTCAGTTTCGGGTATTTGATTGGCATCGACCCCCATCATCGGACGACCCATCATCTCCTGCATAGACGCAAGCTCTTCGCGGAGCTTGACTTGATTGCGCTGGATGTTTTTCTTTTGATTCTTCTCGCTTGAAGAAAGCGGATCTACCGCCTCAATATTAGGGTAGGGGTTCCGAGAAAGAATTTTATTGACTACGATACGGACGAACTTCGGAAGGATTGGGACTGCAGTAAAGTCCAAGTTCATCAAGCTTCCGTCGCCGTTGTTCGGGTCGTTTTGGTTTAGCAACTGCTTGTATATAGCAGTATCCTGAGTCCCGTTAGCGTAATCTCTGTTTCTAATAAAAACGCTCTTTCTCCCTCCAAACGTAGACTTATTGTCTTGTATGTTTCCCCACTGCCCTTCAATTGCTTTTGCGTACTGAAGCCCGTATTCACGGCTCAGTTTTGTTTCTTGAGGAGCAAGCGGATCTGGGAACCCCCCTACAGAATCGCTTTTATTGTTATACATGCGGGGATATTGCTTATCCAGCAAATATAATATATTCAGCCTCGCACTTTGTAGCGACGGAAGAACCGCTTTTCATCGAAGCTAGACTCCTCTTTCTTAGCCTTAACCTTTTGGGCAGCCAGCAAAGCCAAACCAGAACTAATCGTCAAGTCAAACTTGGTCCTGTTGTTTATATCGTACCCAATCCAGTCCTCTAAGGTGCGGTTGAAATACATCTTCCCCACCTCACCGCTTTCTCGATTTACCCCTACGTGTTCATGAACAAAAGCTTCTATAGCTTGTGCGTGAGACTGAATAACGTCTACTGAGTTCGACGGTATACCCTTGGTTTTCACTTTGACTTTTGCGCTACCACTCATTAGGTGTTGTGGCCTATCCATCAAATAGCCGTCGTATCCACGCTGCTCAAAGTATCTGGCTATACCATACTTGTTGTTCTCAATCAAGATTGGATACCCATAGAACACCGCCGCCATCAATACATCTTCGTAAAAGATAGAGGCCAAAGGAGGACGCGAAGCATACTCGAGCACAAACATATTGGCGGGCACCTCCATGTTAAACTTATTGTACAGATGTAGCGCACCCTTGGATCCCCTTCCATCTACGGTGGCATCGAGGTCGTAGCTGTCAACACCCCCGCAACCAAGGTGGGTGTGAGGGGGTATTCTTTTTGTACGGTCGAAAGCCTTCTTGTTTCTGAGCTCTGGGGGTGGCATCCAAGCTACTTTAAATCTACCCTTTGGGTCTGGGGTAAAGACCACCTCGCTGTCTTGAACCCCGCCCTTCCAAGAAAACTGCCCAGATACAACAGGGTTGGGGAACAGCGCGTCGTTGTGCTCTACCTGCTCGTATATCTGACCGATGTTAAACAAGCTCCCTTCGATACTGTCTCGAAAGGCTTCGTCAGTGGTAAAAGGAAACTGACGTATGACTTCGTTAAGTTCTGACGCGTCGTGCTTCAGACTCTCCCTTTCGTTTTTCAAGAACGTCTTTGCCCCCATATGGACGTACTCTCCGTCAATCCCCTCTATGTGTTCCTTGGGGTCTTCTACTATAGCCCTCCCGTACCGATCAAAAAACCCCTCTAGAGAATCGTAAGACGGGATGAAAAGCCTGTACAGCCCCGAACGGGTTCTACCATTCTTGTTCCTCTCCAGTGGATCCGAGTCCTCCCAAAGGTCCTTGTACTCGTTTCCGCCTTTTGACATGGGATTTACGGTGCTCCCGACCATAGCCTTCCCCACGATTTTTCTTCCTACGATCAAACACGTCCTCTGAATCCTCCAAGCCTCTCTTATGTCGGTGGGTTTTTCCCATTTCCCTGCCTCGTCTAAATACAGTAAGTGTAGTTTCTCTCCGTCGTAGGCGTTGTTCGTGGTGTTCTTCCAGTTGATTACCGTATTCAAGGCATCCCCCACTATGGCTGTCTTGTTGTTCTTCGTGATCTTCTTAGAGGGTTCACGGAAAGCCAGCTCCATGCGAGGGTTGGTAGTACCATCCTGTATGGGCTTGAAGAAGAAAGGGTACTTGCGGAACATGTTGACCACCTTCTTCATGAAGATGTTCTCCTGTGCGTCTTTACCCGTCTTGCTCTGTATCCCCACCAGCTTGTCCTTGACCTGGGTGGCTTCGTCAACTATGACGGAGGAGCATATGTTGGTGTATCCTGATCTACGGCACTTGGTATATAGCTGTCCAATACAACGAGGGTCGGCCTCACACGCAGCCAAATGTAAGAAGATATCTCTTTGGAACTCAAGGTAGTAGGGGTGGCCGATATCTAGCACCGACCACTGCAGCATCATGTAGTGACGCCCCGTGATGTATGTAGCGTCGCCTCGGTTATAAAACCAAACGCCCTCACGCCGACGGCGAAATTCTTCTTCGATATATGGACGAAACTTTTCTCGAAACTCCCGAGGCATCTCCGCCCACTCATCCATAGAACGAATACGCGATATCTCTTTGGGTAGATCAGCTCTCCGCCAGTACTGATCCTTGATGGGTAGATTCTGGTAGAGGATGTCTTTGACTTTAGGGGGCTTCGGAAGGACAATGAGAATGCCACCGATTTCGATGTGGTCACCACGCGTCCCGTTGGGACATATCCCCACAGCTTTTTCATCATGTCCTTCTATTTCAACTAACATAAATTCAACTTACCTGACCACTGTGACGTGGCCGTTTATAACATACGAGGCACCAGCCATAGAGCACTGCAGCTGATACGGGTATACGTCGTTAGGAACGTAGTATTCATCGCCACCCAACCAAACGGCAGAGGGGTCCTGACTCTCCCATACAACCTCACCAAACCTAGAGTAGACCTTTAGCAACCAACTTATCCAGCAAGAGGCGTTGGTGGTCGCGCCCCAAACATCGTTTAACCCGTCGTTGTCTGGGGTAAACGAGTTGGGGAAGTATATCGGGCAGTCAGGGATGGGGTCTGCGCAAGGGAGACCAGTGTCGCACTCTACACTTATCAGGTCGTATTCATAAGAATATAAGGTGTCATATACGTACTCTGTTGACAGCAAGGTGTCCAGAACGTATATATAGGTTGTGTCGTATATATAACTATCCACCCAGGTTGTATCATATACATACTCAGTCTCATAGATTGTATCTGTAAGATACTCAGTTAGATAGAGCGTGTCAGTAGAATATATATAGGTGGTGTCGTAGAAGTACCAATTGATCGCAACTGGAATTGTGTCGTATTCAAATAGAATAACAGTGTCTGGGGGTAGCTCTACGTATACGGTGTCTACAACAACCTCGGGTATCGGGCACCCGCAAGGGCCTACCACCACCCAGTTGTCCATCCAGTTATCGTCGTCGTATACACCATTCCCTGTTGTAGTCCCATCCCCATTGATACCTACCTCCGCCCAACCCCCGTCCTCAGCATACACTGTCGGGCCGAAGCTGATCTGCCAGATTACGACCTGTACGCTCAGGTCTAAACTCAACCAATACTCTACACCCCCTTGAAGGTTGCAGTACAGTTGAGCGGCGAAAGGGCCGTCTACGCAATCGCTTTGATACTGATTGTATATAGGGAATGTTATGGTGTCCCCCGTGTAGTATGGTGGATCTATAGACTCGTCGTATAGGTTGGTCCAGTTCGTTGCACTCTCCATACTAGTGGCAGAGTACAGCCAGCCAGGGTGGTTGGATTCGTCAGATATAGAGAACCCAGAGGGGAAGTCCCACCCTTGATTCATTGCGTTACAATCGCTGTCTAAAGCTTGAAACCCAAACTGAATTTCGGCCACGCCGTCTGGACCTGCTGTCCCCCCGCAGTTCTCGGTGTTGTTAAACGCGATGGTGATGTATCCCCCAATGAGGTCTACGTCAAGTATCTCTAAGTCACACTGTGCGTGTGACACAAAGGGGAAATAAAGAAGTAGTAGTAACGGGTTTAAAACTCGTCTGGGTGACCTATGTCGCATGCCCTGCCAAAATCTAGATCGATGTACAGTGGTGTCTTTTCGCCCACATAGGCATCGATAACATTGAACTCTAAATATTCTCGAGCGTCTTCTGGAGTCATATCCTCTTTTTTGAAGAGATGCTCAATCATTCTATTGATGTCGTAAACTGCAACAGGGTTTGGCCCTTCAGTAATACCTATTAAAGCCGAGTCAAACCCATCAGCCAAGAGGCACTCGTTTTCCTCTAGCAACTCCATGAGCCTGTCGTATTGAAGTGTGTCGTCTACTTTCATTTTTTACTAAATTTTTCTGCGAAGCCCCCAGTGTAGTCTTTGTCATCGGACACTCCGTTTCCCATTGTAAGGTCCTTCATCATCTGCTCTAGTCTCTGCCTCTCTAACAAAAGTTCTTTACAGTCCACGGCTGTCTGCTTGATGGACTGCAACTCCGCCTTCCTTGCGCTCCCGTTCACTTCGGAGTCTACAGGTCTTTTGATCTCTTCGATCATATTGTCTATGGCGATCTCCATGCTCCCCATCAATCGCTTCGCTGCATCCAGCGTAGTAAACTTTTTAGACGGCATAGAGCAAGTCTTGAGTGCGGGTTCTGAAGTACTCTTTGTCGTTGGCCTTGAAGGTGTAGTCCATGTTCTTTCTGAAACCGACAGTGTCCCCTACTTTCAGTCCTAGATCCTCTAAGTCTTTACTCGGGGACGCTACAACACCAGTCGTCCTAACCTTGTCTTTGAAGCTAACCACATCGAACATGGCGCTTTCCACTTCTTCTTCAAAGGCGGGCTCTAGAATACTCCATCCGTCAAGCGGCATGAGGTCATCCTTGCCTTTGGGTTTGTAAGCATAGGCATGACTGTTGACCGCCACCTTCGGGTCAAAGCTGACCACGTAGTGATCTTTGTAGTCAGCAAACGGCATGCCCCCGTTGATTACTACGTTGTGATGGAAGTAGAGTGTGTCGCCAGGCTTTACAGGGGTGTCGAACTTGAGGGGGGTATGCACCACCTCACCTTCGTTCACCCTGTGTTTAAACTCGTCGAACTTAGTCTCCATATATATTTTCTGATCGCCCAACGCGACCTCGTCGTGAAAAAGCTTCGGGAGCTTTACGACAAAGTAGTAAAGTAGTTTCATGTCAGAAGTTGCAATCGAACTCTACTATACAGGGCATGTCGTCTATGGCCTTCCACAAAACCTGACTGTTGTCTACCTCTAGGAATACCAGGTACCTGGTTTTAGAAAATCTATGCAGGTGCCCTTCGTCTAAAACTATAGCCGCTACCCGCCCATCGTTCCCAGCCCTCATGCCGAGGTAATAAGCCATGGCGTCCTTCGGGTCTCTCCCGATCACAATTTTTCGGATTAATCCGTTCATCAATTTAATTTTTCGGGGGAGTCCAAGTCGTCAAACAAATCCCTCCACCAATTTTCGCTTTCGTATTCTTCGTCCTCGTCAGGGTACTGGTTTTCTTCAAAAGGACCCTCGTAAGAGAACCTCAAGAAGTCCAAAGCTTCAGAAAGAATGTCTTCGTTTTCAACGTCAACAGAGAACACCGCCTTTAGTATCGGCTCCCCAAACGAATCGTAATCTATTACGCCAGTAAGCATGATGTTTACAGCGTCCCCCTTCATACCAAACGCATGTGTTAACGCATCTAACTCGATGTGCAGGATTTGTATTGCGTGCAAGAACTTGTCTGTATGTTCGCTATCCATGCCTAAGAGTAAGGTAAGTAAAAAGAAGATGTTTAGGGAGTTCTCACCTCTCCCACAAAAGTACGTAAACAGCAATCACCTCAAGTATTTAAAGCTGAGGATGATAGAGGTTGAGGAGGCCAACGAGATCTACAGGAAAGAGCTTTTGTTTTTGCTGTGGGGGTATGACCTAGAGTTCTTTACCCTTGACTATGCATCCAAAGATTACGGTATGCGCAAGAATCACCTTGGAGATAGGATAGTATACCCATTGGTAAACGAGGGGTGGTTGTACAAGCACTTCGATAAGATGACCCCCAGCAACGAGAGGGAGGATCACCTCTTCCGTGAAGAAACCAAGTTCAACTACAGGGTGAGGTACGCACTAACGCAGAAAGCCAGGCTGATGGTGCAGCGCTTTTATAGAGCGCTAGAGCCATGACTATCTGGGTGTGTCGAAGTCAGTGTACAGGATGGTGACCTCTTCCTTGCGTTCTAAAGCAGCAGCGATGTATGGGTATACTCGGAAGTACGCCCGCGTGCTGTGACCTACGAAACCATCCTTTTTTACTTGGTTGTTTTCTTGCGTGTCACCCAAGAGGAGACAGCCTGACGAATGCTCGTCAGTGTTGCCACAATGGATGAGTATGTACTCGAAATCAGGGACATCACGAACCCACAGCATTCCGCGATGAATCGTGCGAAATCGAGAGGCATATTTTTCATGAAAGCCACCAATCCTCCGAAGAGTAATGTTATACTCTCCAGCAGGTATTCGGGTTTCCCCAGCCACTTTTTCATCTCTATGCTCGTCTTCTAATGTATAACAAAGGAATCGGCGATTGCCGTCTGTAATGTCGAATAGTGCCCCGCTCGTTGAGTCCATCTCGGAGCTGAACCGTACTACCTCTAGCTTCACGTTTGGTTGCTTTTAATTTATCGTATCTCTTTAGTCTGGGGTTAAAGTATCCTTTACTCCCCATATCAGCAAGCCATCATGGTTGAGATTGACTCTGCATCGCGTAGAACTTCCTAACCCTAGGATCACCCCCAGCCAAATACTTGAACTGGCCGCTCTGCCTATCAAACTGTGGCGCGTACTTGGCCCCGTCAATTACGTATTTATTCAACATGCTGCCAGCATTCCTGTCTTCTAAAGCTTTCATAAAGTCCGAGATGGGAACTTTACTCCCCTTGATGTAAAAACCAACGTTCATTTTAGAGTTGGGGTCCGTGGGGTCAACGGGTTCTGGACGCGCAAATAGATCGTCAAATAGCTTTACGTCACCGCCACCTGGCCCGTGAATCATCTTCATGTTAGGGCAGCGAAGACTTCTACTTGACAAGAAGCAGTATCCGCTTTAGCCAATACGTTATCGATTGCGGTCAGGTTGCCTGCAGCGGCGCTATTGTCCCCTGCTGCATTAGCATCGAGACTGCTGTTGAACAACACGTAGCTCTGCCCAGCCTCTAGCTTCACCATATATTCTTCAGTGCTGTCGTTCTGCACTGTAATGGCCACGAAGTTAGATCCGTCCAGATTGGTGATACGCAAGTACTTAACGTTGTCGCTGAAGAGTTTACCACCAGCTGAGTTCCCCTCTGTGGCATCCATCTCTAAGATCGTCTGTGTCCCCGAGGTCTTCACATCCATAATGCGGTGAAAGGTCTCAGTAATACTGGAGATGTCTTTAGATATAACACTGCCACGGTCTTTACCGTTCAGGTTAAGCTTCTCAGATATAGAAACTGATAGTGTTGACATACTACAAATATAATATGATTATCCGCTGCAGGATTCGCAGTCCTCTGGGGAGTCTATGTTACAAGATATCTCCCCGCTCTTTAGCTTCTCCGCTGTTTCTTCCAACTTCTTCTTGTCAAGGAATGTCGGGGTATCCCATTCTTCTTCTTTCATACCGTTCTGTATCCTGGTTTCTTTTTCTTTTTGACCTTGATCTTGCCCCCGTACTTAAAGTCTTGAGTGGCAGCTGCTGATCCAGTCCCGAGTAGAACTGCGCTGAGCTTGTTCATTTGATCCGCCATAATCTTGGCGTTGTTAACCCCACTTGCATTTGTTCTAGTAGGGTCGAAGAGCTCAAGGATTCTCAAAGAACCAGGATCACGCATAATAGCCTGGTCCGCAAACCTGCGCTTCTTCTCAGGGGTGTAGTATTCGTCAAAGAACCTAAGGATGTCTGACTCAGTGACATCGGTAGACCGAGCAGCGATCACCCCCTTGTCAATCATGTCCTGCTTCAGCTCAGCCAACATAGGGGTTCTTTCAACTATCCTGTCAGGGAATACACTACGACCTGAAAAACCACCAAGACCACCAGTTGGAGACCCGCCTCTAGCTCTCTCAAAGTACTTCAGGGCGTCTTCATAGTCTTCAATTTCCGTTACACCACTCGTCCTGCCACTGACTTTCCTTGGAACCATTTCACCCAGTGCTACAGCAACCTGTTCCAAATTCTCCATCTCGTCAGCGGTCGTCATGTGACTCTTCAGTATTTCTGGGAATCTTTGCAGTGCGTGCTCAAACTCATGCTCCCTTATGATGCGAGCAGCTTGCGGATTCACAAGTCTTTGACCTCCGAGGTAAATTTCCCTGTTGCCATAACTATAATAAGCATTAGGATCTAAAAATCCTGTCGTGCTGATTTCAACCTCATTCTGCATGCTTTGCACCTCCCGCTCCAGAGCATCTCTTTCCATTCGAGTCTGATCTGGATCCCCGAATTTTTCTGATGTCTCTCGTCTGTACTGCCGCTCTAGGCGCTTCATCTCTCTCTGCTTGTCCGCAATCATAGTCTTACGTGCAGCAATTTGATCGGCATCAAGGAACTGATGACGACCACCTAGGTTTTCGTAATTAAGTGCGGTCTGTTGAATGCGCTGATTGGTTTTTGTCAGCCCCTCGGTAACCAACAGTGAGTTCGGGTCCACCTTGCCATTTACCATGGCACCCTGAATTTTCAAGAGGTCGTCGGCAACCATAGCGCCCTGATTTAAGCCTGACGCATCAGGACCTATAGCCCTCAACGCGGCCTGTATCTCTTGGAAACTCAAGGCGCTGCCAGTTCTCTTTTGCATGTCGGCAATGAAGTCGTCGTAGAAGGCCTGCGTCTGTTCTGCAATTCGCCCTCTTTGACGCTGCTGCAAAACAGGGTCAGTCAAAAACTCCTGTTGCCTAGCGATGTGCTGGTCCACCATCTCACGACCAGTCTGATTCAAGGTCTGGAGGTTAATAGTTCCAGCTAGTACCTCGGGCTCCGTTCGGTTTACGTAGCTCAAAACATCCTCCCCCTTCTGTGCCACCCGATCTCCTACGCGCTGTCCTAACCTATTGAGCTGTCTGCCTGCATAGGTGCTAGGGATGAACGGGAGGGCAGCCTCAATACCCATATCTATTGGGGTGAACGCCATGGCAGATGCTATCTGTCCGATGGGGGAGGTCAACATATTGTCCTGTTGGTACTCAGCCGCTGCCTGCGGGTCGCCCTGCAATCCAGGCGGCATCGTAAACGCGAGGTTAGGGTTGATGCCTCGGGCAATGGCGTCCCTTCTGCGCATCTCTCTATTATACCGCTCTTCGTCTATCGGGGTCGCGGGACCGATAGTTGGGCCTATGGGCCTTGTGTCTGGCAGGGGCTGTAGCACTGGCTGAAACTGCAGCTCTGGCATAAAGACAGACGTAGCGTCTGAGGGGGCGGTATACGGGGGGTCCCCATGAACACCACCGTGGAAGTATTTATTTACGTATACCCCTGGCTTCCGTTTCTTCTTACTCCTCATTTCTTCAGGATCTTAAACTTCCCACCCCTTTTGTAGAAAAGGAATCTAGGATCATCCATGTTCATAAGAGCAACCTCCACTTTATCTTCATACCAAGCATCCGTAAGATCGGATATCATTAGGCCGTCAGCTTCTCTCAAATTGACATCAGGAAAAGCAAATTGTAGATCGTCTAATTGTGGGGCGCGTATACCTAAGTGATACGCTGCCTCTTCGATGTCCCCTGATAAACCACCTGGAATATCTTCCTTCCCGCCTATTTGTTTAACAACTCCACGATCTTTTAGCTTCAAGTATCTACTTAGACCTTTTGCACTGTGATCACCAGAACTAGAAAGTCTTAGTCCCTGCTCTTTCATAGCTTGGTTCAGGGCAGAGGTCATCAAACTCGAAGCCCCGCTACCGACGAGCTGATCTCTCAAGGGTGTGGCCGTACTCTTCTCGAACGGGAAATCACCCACTCGAGTCATGACTGTCACCATATTGCCTTCATCCATCAGGGCGCCAGCCTTACCTCTACTATGAAATCCCATTGATCCTGTTGGGATCACGGTACCGTCAGCCAATCTAAGGTTTACGTCTACCCCGCCACTTGATGTTTTCACATCACCAGCTGCATCGGTAAATTCCCTGAGCGGTCCCCCCTTCAACTCCATGGTTCCTCCAATGTCTTTCTTGAGCTGCATAGGGGCGGATTTCGGGTTGGCTTGATAATCTGCCAACAGTTCATTGGCCCGCTTTGTGATCTTTTGCCAGATGGGTTCATCTACAATGCGAGTCAATGGGGCAATCTTACGTCCCGCTGGGACTGCTGCGGCAGCCAGAGAGGCTGCGTTTTGCCCCTCTGCGGCTGCACTAGCAAGGTAAGCTGCGCCTGCTGGTGCGGTAAGTGCCAGGGGTAAATCCATAGCCGTTCTGTTTCTATCGACTTCCGCTCGTGTTGGGATGCGCATCGGGTAGTCCGATCCAAAACCAGCTGCTCTCAATCCAGCAAGTGGAGTACTGGCTGCATACATAATATCTCCGATCACGTCCGCGTAGGATCTTTCTGGCGCTTGACTAAACCCTCCCTGACTTATTGCAGGAATTTTAGACAAAGCTTCTTGCGGAGTAATGCTAGGTCCAGTGGGTGACTTTAGTATTCTCATTTCTTCAGGATCTTAAACTTCCCACCCCTATCGTATCTAATCTTACGGTTTGGGGACAGCAGCATAAAAGGAACATCGTTCTCCATCAACCCCGTCTTCAACACATTAAACGCTTGCCGTGCAGAAACCCCAAACTCATCTTCCCCTTGAAACGCACCAGCCCCCGTACCAGAAGATGGCTTCAGCATGTCTGCCCTAGTTATAGGCATCCCCTTGGTGTTTATGATCTTGAAGCTGGGTCTTCGCGGATCATACAGGTCATCCATTAGCGACACGTCTGTATCAGACATTTTTAGATAAGGTTCGTCACCAAAATCGAAATCATCATAGCCAATATCTCCCGCCTCTTCAGCCGCCATCATCTGATTCAAGTCGTCCGTCCCTTTCTTCTCATTAATGTCTATCCCGAACCCTTTTCGGTTTGCTTCAACGTCTGTTCCAGAGAAACTCACAATTCGATCTTTACCCTCATATGTACCTGAGGATTCCTGAGAGAGACTACGGATAATATCACCCTCTTCAATATCTCCAGACTTCACCATGATTTCATCCCCATCTCTAATCACTCTGTACTGTTGAGTATGCACGGGGGTTCGCACGAGGGGTACGTCTTTCGCCATCCGTTGCATCTGGTCAGAGGGAACCAAACCAGTTTTACCTGCACTCCCGTGACCTTGGTGCAAAAGCGCTGACATAACTGCCCGCTCCGATGGCGTACCCTCTACGAGCTCCATCCCCCTCTTGTCAGCTATGCTGATAGGGGGTCCTCCTAGAGGGTTCCCGCTCCTGTACTCAAGGCCAGCCCGACGAGGATCTGGGACATATCCAGTATATCCAAGGTCTCTTGCCCTACCCGACACAAATACGTCGGCAGCGGCATCATCTGACGCCATATTCCTTGCAAAAGCCTCTTGAGGGTTTGCTTCTCTCGCGACCTCCATGATGGCTTGGTCGTAAGCCTGTGGGTTTGTGTTCCTGAATTGCAGCGCGTCTTGGTTCAACCTGTCCAGGTCCCCCATAATTTTTCTACGCTGCTCGTTCTTCTCTATCATGCCCAACTTAGACATGTTGACCTTGCGTAACTCGTCAACACTCTTGCGCAACCTCTTGCTCATCGCACTAGGGAGAATCATAAACAGCGGTGCCAGCGCGGCTTCGACGTATCTACCGTCTTTTGCTGCCTCTGCAGAGGCGATGAGCGCCCCGATATCCCCTAATGGAGTAAAATTCTCTAAGAATTGGTCACTTGTACTAGGCAATCCCGCTGGATCCACATTATAAACACTCCTGTTCGGGTCATATGCGGGGATTTGGTCCTCTACAGACACTGGGCCACGGTCACCCAGCCCCAATAGCCTACCTAGAAGGCTGTTGTCTACGGTTTGACGCAAACTCCTGACGGGATCTCCTGATCTACGTACATGCATACCTCAAATGTACAGGTTTTTAAACTGTTGATCCTCCCGTACTTAAAGTATCACTTTAACTAAAACACGATTTGGGATACAGTAGCCCTTATTACAAACCATCTTAACTGATGGCGAATTGGTGGTTCGAAAACCCCCACCAAAACTCGAGCTGGATTTCTAATGCGTTACTACGAAGGTACAAACAAAAGTTGACAATGTCAAGTCTTGTTGAAAAAGGGGTATCAGGCGTCCTTGGATGTTCGGCGGGGGCCTTTCGGGCCCGCCTCTCAGGACGCTAATACGTAATTAACCCAGCTCAAGCAGTTGTGGCTTGGAAGATCGAACCAGTTTTGAACAAAGAGGCGAGAAACCCGTAGAAAGGGGATTATATATATATATAAACGATCGCGCCTTGCAACCGAACTCTTCCCACGCGACCCCCTCCCTTGCTCTAACTCGCTGATTCTCAGGAATTTCTGCCTTTTTTACCACGTATACACGCGGTAGACTACCGTAGCCCTTCCTCGCCAATGGTGGTCAACTCCCACCCCCCTAAGTTGCTGATTCCCAAGCCCATCCCACTCAGGGTGGCCTCGCACGCGCTAATAAAGACTCATCAATCGCCTGTGCGTTGCGCCTTGCGGTAGCTTACCGTACCCCATTTCCCGCCATTTGAGTGTTGATAACTTGTTGGTCTCAGTCCTTGACTACCGTGGGGTGCGTGCGGTAGATTGCCGTGGTCTCTTTCGGTCGATGTCAACAGCTTTTCGGCCACGGTATTTAACCGTGTGTGTGTCAATGACTTAGAGTCTATATCAACAAAGTCAGAGAGTAAGAGCGACCCCCAACTTTCCGAACCCTTAGAGACTCTAAGTTTATATACTCTCTCTATTCACTTTAGTGAAGAGAGTATATAAACATAGAGACTCTTAAACCCTAAACCCCAATCCAAAATGAGTACTTCCTCCTCCTCCTCCGAAGCCAAGTCAGGCTACACTCCGTTCTTCAAGTCTGATGGCACTCCGTTGTCCAAGGCTGAACGTCGAGCTGCTAACAAAGCAAAGTTTGCCGCCGAGCAAGCCGCGAAGCGCAAGGCTTCAAAGTCAAAGACAAAGAAGAAGCCGACCAAGGCTGAACGGTCTGCCATCAACAAAGCCAAATGGGCCGCCGAGCAAGCCGCCAAGTCAAAGTCAAAGTCAAAGACAAAGACCAAGCCCAAGACGGCTCGGCTCAAGGTCGATGCCATCAAAGAGTGGTCTGCCGCTCACCCCGACCGCAAGACGGTGACCCCTCTTGACCTTGCCGATTGGTCGCCGCAGTCAAAGACAAAGACTGCCAAGGCCCTCGACCGCAAGGGCCGCTCGGACAGCGGGATGTCCAAGCGCAACAACAAGCTTGAGGTTCAGGCTCAGTACAAGGGCGGCCAACTCGCCGCCTTCTGAGCGCCACACCCTCAGACACACTGACGAGACCTGATTGGTCGAAACGCCGTGAGGCGTCTGTGTCAAACCCACACACCTATGAACACCCAGACCCACACCCCCGCAACCCCGTTGACGGAAGATGACATTCGGGACATTGCCATCAAAGTCGTAGACCTGCTCGTACTTAAGGGCCACGTGCCCAATTGCACGGACACGGACAACCCCGCAGAATTTGAGGTCCAAGACACTATCGTTGAGGCCCTGATGGACCTGTTCTCTTAAATACCCTCAACCCCCCACACACATGAAATACGTCTACCCCGCGCTCTTCGCGCTCTCCCTCGCCTACATCTCGCTCGCGGATCTGTCTGCGTGGAAGGTCGGCATCGCCGCAGGTGTCTGCGTGGTCACCTACCTGCTGGCCGTTGACCCTTTCGAAGGCCACATCGACTGAATCCCTTACTCACTCTAAGTATATACTCTGAACAGAGTGAAGAGTATATACATAGAGAGAGTTACCCAACAGAAACCCCAACCCCAACCCTATGGAATTTTTCGCCTCTACTACCCCTGCCGTCACCCTCGCCAATATGCGCTACATCACCGCTGATGCGATGGAACACTTTCGCCGTCTCCGTCACCTTACCTGCCCTGAGTCCCGTGCCTTCCACCTGAGCAAGCTCGCCAAGCTCGAGCAGGCCATGCAGTCCCTCGAATCGGACTTCTGCGTGGGGGCCATGCCCTCAAGCGTGGGGTTCGACCTCGCACCGAATGAGTGGTGGTTTGACGTCGATTGGCCGTCTGCCAACTGATAACCGATAAGTCCCACGGAGGCTGTATCCGTAGCAGAGGGAGGACGCTCCTAACTGCGAAACAGGCAGAACCTGTTTAGGCACACACTGGTGACCAACGCTCCGAAAAGAGCAACGGTGGAGGTTCGATTCCTCTTGTGTCTCTAACCCTTAAACCCCGAACAATGACACGTTCAAACTTCGCCCTCCTGACTATGTTGGGCATCATCCTGCTCGCCTGCCTGGTGTCCTCGTGCGCCACCACCGAGTACACTTCAAGCACCTATCGCCACCACAACCACGGGACGTGCGATGCATACCAAAACCCCTGAAACCATGACTGAAATGCAACTCGGATACATCCCACACGATGACATGCCCGTGAACCTGTACTTGGGTCCGATGTCTCAAGCCAACTACGATGCCCTGTGGGACTACCAAAAGAGGGCAGGTTCCTTCGCATCCGCAATCATCAATGCGTTCTGGCACGCTGACGGCAACAACCGAATCAAGCTTCTCGATGCTTTCCCATGGCTGTTCGTTCTTCGCGAGGACATGATCGCGGAAGCGGAGACGTGGTGGGAAGAGTACGATGACGAGAACAAGGTCTGCGAAACCTGCGATGGCAACGGCTCCTACCTCACGGGCCACTACGCCGACCCCAACTCCCGCGAGGTCACCTGCCCTGACTGCGACACCCACGACCCTGACACCCGCGACCGATGAAAGACCTCACACTCGAACAACAGGCGGACCTATCCCGCGCCCTAAAAGAAGCTGAATACGCCGCCCGCCGCGCTCTGAAACAGGCCATCCGCGCCTCACACAGAGGCACCATGGGCGACCCCATGAGGCCGACAACTCGATGAACCCTTAGTATCTCTTAGTATATATACTCTCTTCATTTATGAAGAGTATATATACTTAGAGAGACTTACCCCAAACCCCAAACCCCAAACCCCAAACCACCATGGCAAAGAGACAACGAAAGAACGACGGTTACGCCGCAAAGGTCGAACAATGGACCGACCACCTGAACCTCGCCCTCAAGGGAGAAGGCCGCTACTCCATCGAGCGGTGCGAAGAAAGCCTGACCTACTTCAAGGGCAAGCGGGCCGCATACATAGCCAAGCACGGAGAGACCTCCGAGGCCGATGTCCAATCCGCTAAAGACCGCGCCATCCGCAAGTGCAAGGAGCGGTTCGAGGGCCTGAACGAGAGCGAGCGAATGTTGCTTGCCAACAAGGTCATCAAGGATGCCGCAGACATAGGCATCAGCGTGAACGAAACGATGGCCTTCCTCAAGGACGCGGAGGTCATGAACGACACCGAATTGATTCACTCCCTTACCTTTTAGACACTCTAATAATACTCTGAACAAAGTGAAGAGTATTATATAGAGAGTCTTAACCCTAAACCCCAACCCCAATGGCAAAAGTTCCATCTCGAATTGCATGGCATGACGGCAACGTACTGCACGTCATCCGCCTCGGCAAGACCACCAACGCCAAGATTGCCCGCCCTACGGACAAGGTGTTGCAGACGTATCACTTCGACCTTCGACAGCTGGCCCTCGTGCGGTCGCACCTCGACAGCACGAGCAAGTTCAGTATGAAGCAGTTCTTCGACCTCGACGAGGCGTGCTGTCTCGACTGCCCGCTGTCCAACAACTCTGGCAACGGCAAGTGCTACACCCACAAGGTCGGGCAGTACAAGGGCTTCCTGTCCATGCTCCGCTCCATATGCAACAAGGACGAAGTGTTCTACGGACTCGATGAGGTGGACCGATTGGGCATCAAGCAGATGGCAGAGCGTGCTGACTTCATCCGCTTCGGCACATACGGTGAGCCTTCCCTGCTCCCCATCGACCTTGTGGGCGACATCGTGGTGGCAGGGCAATGCAAGTGGACGGGGTACACACACCAGGCTCGCAAGCCTTGGGCGCAAGACTACTCCCAATACTTCATGGCATCGGCCCACTCTGACAAGGACGCCGCATCCATCACGGGGTGGAGGGCCTTCGTCTGCACCGAACCCGACGACACTTCGACGGGGGTGCAATGCCCTGCATCCAAAGAGTTCAGCGTCTCCCACTGCGCAAAGTGCGGGCTATGCTCAGGGATCTCGGGCATAGGCAAGAAGAACATCAAAATCAATATGCACTGACATGAAAAAGAAACGTCTGTCCAAGGTGTGCCGTGGTCTCGGCATCACCTCTCCCGAGGGCATCCGCATACTCGGTCTCTACGGTCGCAAGATTGTGCGCAGACCCAACACAAAACTGTCACGCTTGGAACGTGCGGTTATCACCGTTCACACATTCATCTTCAACAACTGACATGACAAAAGCAGAACTCATCAAGGCCCTCGACGGCATCCCTGACGCTACCCCGCTGTATGTATGGGTACAATCCACTCATGACATTTACGGCATTGACATGGACGTCATCGACCGTGAAGACGGAAGCATTCACGAAGTACACCTGAACGTCTACGACGGAACCAATGAGCATGAGCAGGAGATGCAAGAGCTTAACGCACACCTCGGACGGATATAATCAACTTGTCGAAATGCTCTGAACCATTAGATACTCTATAGATATACTCTGAACATAGTGAAGAGTATATATATAGAGAATCTTAGAAACCCTGAACCCCAATGACTGAAGTATTACCCCTCCGAACCCTTTACCGCCGCCGCTGTGACATCACAGGTGAAGGCATGAACTCAGGATACTGCATCTGCGAAGGAGCGATGTACATCAAGAGTGAGAAACACCTCAGCGAACACATCACCAACGAGACGGACTACGCTTCGGTGGAGGATGCCTACGAAGACGACTATTACTACTACACAGAATGGGAAGACGACCTCGAAGACGGGGACACCTACTACGATGCAGACGGAAACGAATACACACACAACGCATGACTGACAGACAAGTAAACGCCAAGGTCATCTATCCTACCCTTGGCTACACCGTACTCAGTACGGGACAGGATATCCGCCGCGACGAGAACGTCGAGGTCATCATTCACGTTGGACACGGCGCTCACGGCAGGTGGTGGTTCGAGTTCTACGACAGTAAGACAGAGGGGGAGGCGTACTACGCCGAGGGAGAACTCGAGGTTGAGGAGGGCAAGTTGGTGGGGTACGATGGTGTCGGAAGCCTACCGACTGTGGTGATGGACATCGCACGAGACAAGTTCGGTGTCGATGTGTCAGAGGTGTACGCTGATGACGGACAGCCCAACGAATACGAGGTGTTCATGTACTGGGTGGACGGCAAGTGCTTCCACACCTTACATGACACCCGACAATACATCCACTCCCTCAAGCTCGATCTTGACGCTAACCGCGCCAAGTTCAAAGAGATTCAGAGGAAGTGACTGTGGTGGGGACCACGGGGTAGAGGGTGAGAGCGCACCACCCATTTGGATAATTCATCGTGCGCCGAGGGGGTGAGAGGCCCCTACATGATGCGAACGGTTTAGCCAAGAGGGTTCGAGTCCCTCCCGCATCACATGAGTAATACACGAGGCTCTCCGCATGGGGCCACCGTTCATGCGCAAGCTAAGATTCTGGCGAGTAGAGACTACCCACGTTTCGGGGTACACCGCTCCCCTCTTCTACGTCTTCACTGAGGAGAAGCGTAAAGAGAAAGCACAGGCCAAGGCCATTGAGATTGCAAAGTCTCAGAGCCGATTGGCTGACTTCCCTCAATACACCTTCACCGCACACGAGGTGTGATGGGGTGGCCCACGTAGCTCAGGGGATAGAGCAACTGCCTTCTAAGCAGTCGGTCGCAGGTTCGAGTCCTGCCGTGGGTACTAACACAGACCACAGACAAAAAAAATGACTGAAGAACAAGCACGAAACCTCGCCAACGATTGCGTCAACGCACTTGTCGATGCAGGTGTACTCGAAGAGCAAAGAGATTTTTTTGCCTTGGACATCATTACCGAGCGCATCTTGGTAAACACACAGAACGAATGAAACATTTTGACAAGACCGTATTGGAAACGGTGAAGCGCGACATCGAAGCCGTTGAGAACATCGGCAGTATGCAGGGGCTGATTGGGTGGTGGTCCGTCACGGACAGCCACAACACGGGCCTCGCAGGTGAAGACCAATGGAACTTCGTCACGGATAGCTACCCCAAGTTCGTGGAGTGGGTACTCGAGCGGTGGCTGGAAGGTCACGCCCACCCGATGGATGACGACCGCAAGATTCACTGGCGAGACATCGATGACTACGAGGTCATGACCGCATACATCGAGGAGATGGGTGGCATCGACAACATTTGACACACAGAACACATGACACAAGAACAATGCGAGCGGGCAGTCAAGGCCCTGCAAGAAGAGGGATTCCAAGCCTCACCCGTACAGGGAGCGCCTAACGACCACGGCGTGTGGTTGGACGAGGTGTGGAACGCTGGCCTTGGCGTGGCGACAAGCTTCCGAATCCACGACGAAGAAATTCAATTTTGGGAATCACACGCAAATAGAGAGAGATACTTAGAGAGACTTAAACCCTGAAACACAACCGATGACTAAGGAGAAAGCCATGAGGATTCTAGAAAGCTCCTCAATATTCAAGAAGTTTCAAGCCCAAGCTTCAATACAGGAACATCCCTGTCTTGAAAATGAATGGGAACAAGACTTGCACACACAGAACACATGACACAAGCACACCTCGACGAACTACAGTCTCGCATTGACGAGCTGTATGATAGGCTTCTCGATGAGCCTGAGTGCAGGGCGACAGCTATGCTGTTGTCTGCATGCATCGACAACTACAATGCAAAACTCAGACTCCTATATCAACCATGCGCCAACTAAAAATCACACAGAAACTCACCAACCGCGACTGCAAATCCTTAGAAAAATATCTCAATGACGTATCACCCATCGGACTCATCGACTCCCAAAGAGAAGTTGAGTTAGCCATCGCTATCAAGCGTGGTGACAAGCGTGCAGAAGAAGAGTTGGTGAGGGCGAACCTTCGCTTCGTAGTGTCCGTTGCCAAGCAGTATCAGGGGCAGGGGCTGAGGCTCGAAGACCTCATCAACGAGGGCAACCTCGGACTCATCAAGGCGGCAGGCAGGTTCGACCATACCAAGGGGTTCAAGTTCATCTCTTATGCAGTGTGGTGGATACGTCAGCACATCTTGCAAGGGCTGGCACAGCAAGCCCGTACCATACGTGTTCCGCAAAACAAGATTGCCACCATCAATAAGATGAGGGCGGCCACCTCTGACTTAATGCAGCTGCACGAACGCAAGCCTACGATCGACGAACTCGCCGACTACATCGGTGTCACCCAACAAGAGATTGAGGTTTGCATGGCTTTGCAGAATCGCCCACCCTCTCTCGACGCTCCGATAGGTAACGACGTAGACACGAGCGTCATGTCTGAAGTCCTGCCTGACAAAGACAGCCCTCCCCCTGATTGGGAGATGGACTTGATGTCCCTTCGGCAGGACATAGCAGATGTCTTGGATACGGTAACTCCACGAGAGGCAATGGTCTTGAAGCTGATGTTCGGGATTGACGTGCAGTATGCACACAGCCTGGACGAGATATCAGAGATGCTTGAGGTCAGCCGTGAGCGAGTGCGACAAATCAAAGACAGAGCCTTGCAGAGACTGCGCCGAGAGTTGGTCAACTCCAAACTGAAAAGCCACCTTGGTTAGATACTCTAAGTATATACTCTGAACAAAGTGAAGAGTATATACATAGAGAATCTTAATGATTAGAAACCATGACACTGAAAGAACAACAAAACCATCAAGACCGACAGCGGATTATGACGGCTTTGGTAAACAACAAGGGCCATCGACGTGCCTCCAGCATTGACCTCTGCATGAGCGAACGCACCTTGTACAGATACCTGAGCCGCCTTGACCTGAAATCATTTGGCAAAAGCTTTGATAACTAATCAACATTCTATATATTCGCATAAACCTAAACCCCTCAACATGTCAGAAGACACAACCCCCGAACACAACGGCATCCTTGTCGTTGCCAACAACTACCGCCGCAACTGGGGCACAGGTAAGACTGTGCAACAAGCCCGCAAGAACGGCTACGGTATCCGCAAGACGGAGCATCAAACCATCTACTACTTCCGCCACAACGAATGGGCTGTGCAAGATGGTGGGCACCCCTCTTACCCCCCTGACGTAGAACCCCCCGTGGCAGTGACCATGTACAAGGGTGAGATTATCAAGCTCACTATCTGTGGAAGTGGAAAGTTCGACGACTGGTGCAACTTCCTCGGTTTCACACGTGATGTGCACATCATGCATCACCCTGACTCCGATGCCGCTGAGAAGGACAAAGTCAAGGGTAAGATGGTGTATGACGAGCAGAACTCCGAGTACGAGTTCAACGAGGCCAACAACGATTGGAACAGCCCGACATGGATGATGAAGACGGACATGGTGGAGTACGAGCCAGGCAAGTGGCGTGACAAGAAGTTTGTCCCCAATGACCACGGAGGTAAATGGATTACCGACGACCCGAACGAGTCGGTTGTACGACTTAGCGCAAAGCAATGATTACTGACGGCAAGAAAGACATCCGATCCTGCCTGTTAGAACTCGAGCAGTCCGCAGTAGGGCGTGACGACATGGAAGACCTCGAGCTGGTGCAACGGGTACAGAAGTTCGTCGATGACCAAGAGAACACCATCCTAAATCTTTTCAAGCAATGAGCCACGATCACGTAGACCCCCTATTCCAGAACTTATTGAACGCAGTCAGCGGACAGATGGAGTTCGTTACCAAGCGCATCGACATCAAACTCAAAAACAAAATGCCAGACACACAGCGCCTGACCGTTCAGCAGGCAGAAGCACTGAACAAGCTGCTCGACCTCATTCACGACCTGATGTGGGAGGTGGATGAAAAGAAAAGCAAGGATAAGTACGAACGTAGGTATCAACTCATCCTCGACCGCCTCTTCCCTGAGCGCAAGGAGTGGAGAAACACAGAAGCAGATGGCACGAAACAATCCTGAACACTTCAACTACATTGTCGCCTACATGGGTGGAACAGAGATGGAGGGGGTGAGCGAAGCGTTCATCCCATGCAAAACCATGGATGACGTAGTCGATGCCATGGATAACATCAAAGAGTCGCACGGCTTTTGGAAGATGGCCGTGTGTCAAATCATAGAAGAATATGAAAGTTAAAGTCAGATTCCATCTTGCTCGAGGGCAGAACTACCAGCGATGGCAAGTGAAGCGCGGAGAGATGGTGCAATACTATGACCCTGAAGACGTGATGCTGGAGATGTGCGGCGCTACACTGCGCAACCAACGCAAGGCGGCAGAGCGGATATGTGACGGGGCCAACAAAAGTGTTTGTGCTTGGGTGGAGTGTGACGATATAAACGTCGTGCCGTGCGTGGCAAACTCAGTGCCACCCGTAAAAGACTTCGCTCACTACAATCCCAAGCGTAGACCGTATTGGCACAACACCTTGAAAGAGAACATAGACAACAAGCAGTTCAATCGCCTCGCTACATACGGGAGGCTAATCGTGATACCAAAATGACAGAAGCACACACACCAGCGCAGAAGTTTCAGATGGCGCTGGAAAGAGTAGAGAAGGAACGGAAGCGGATGAGGAAGATGGCCTCCACTATGCGGATGAGGACAGAGAGTTCAGACCACATCATGCAGGAGATCATGGGGATTGTATGTGACGTATTCGGAGTGAGTGAAGAAGATGTGGTGGGTCGAACAAGACACCGAGAGGTGGTGGTTGCAAGACACACGTACTGCTTCTTGTGCTCCAAGCTAGACCCCATGGGTACGTTAAAGCGAGTGGGGATGAGCATAAATAGGGACCACAGCACCGTGCTACATGCCATCAAAAAGGTCAACGACATGCGCCTTACTGACTACCGATACATGGCCATCTTCAAGATGTGCCTGATGCAGGTAGCCAACAGCAACAAGGATTTTATGGAGCGCATACAGTTTGAGCCAGACCAGATGGATGAAGTGGACCCCCACAAGACAGACCTCATTAAGGCACTCAACGCCCAACGGGTAGTGCAAGAGTTCATCTTGGCGTGGGATGAATATGAGTTGAAGAAAGAGTACGAAGACGACCAAGAAAACAAAGAGCAGTCGTTGATAGACAGATTGAGGGCAGTAAAAGACCTCGCAATTGAGAAAGGATTTTAATAAACAACCATGAGTAACTACAAATTCAAGACCACGAACATCCGTGGCAAGCAGTACGTTGAAGTCAACGAACGCATCAAGTTCTTCCGTCAGGAGGAGCAGTACAAGAACTGGGCTATCAACACCGAGTTCCCCATGCTCACCACTGACGAGGCGCTGTGTCGGTGTACCATCACGGATCGTGACGGCATGGTCATCGCTGTTGGTCATGCCCATGAGGTGAAGACGGCAAGCAACATCAACAAGACCAGCTACGTAGAGAACTGCGAGACCTCAGCTGTAGGCCGTGCCCTCGCTATGCTTGGCATTGGCATCGATGCATCTATTGCTTCAGCCAACGAGGTGGAGACGGCTATCGAGCAACAGGACGACAAGCCTGCGCCGAAGAAGCGTGCCGCCAAGAAGGCGCCAGCCAAGAAGGCCGAACCGAAGAAGGAGGATGCTCCAGTCGAGGACATCATGGATAAGGCCGTGAACTACATCAAGGGTCAGCCTGATAAGCGCAAAGCTTATGACCTCATCATCTCCAATTATGGGGACCAACTGTCCGATGCACAGCAAGCTGGACTACTCAAGTTTGTACGATGAGTATGCGCGACCAACTGCAGGAGAGGTACGGTAAGCCGCACCTATCCTATTCCTCACTGAAGTATGCCCTCGGGGACATGCGGCAGTTCGAGATGTACATGCGTGGTGATCTCTTCAAAGAGAGCGACGCACTGCGCTTCGGTAGCCTGTACGATTGCCTCTTGCTCACCCCATCAGAGTTCCCAGACATCTATGCTGTGACCAACGATGAGGAGATGTTGCAGGGTATCTCGGGGCGTAACCCGAGGGCAACCAAGGAATACAAGAAGAGGCTGGCTGACTTCCAAGAGATAGCGAAGGGGGAGAACAAGACCGTAGTAACGGGGGAGGAGTTCCAGAGGGCGCGAGACATGATCGAGCGCATGAGTGACGAGGGCCTGCTCGATGAGGTTTTGTCTCTTGGTCAGCCGCAGGTAGAGTTCAATGAGGACGTCGATGGGATTCCGCTCAAGGGATTCATCGACTACCTGCACCCCGACTTTGTACTGGACAGCAAGTCCACACGGAGCATGAGCAAGTTCAGGTACGATGTCAACTCCTTCTGCTATGACATACAAGCGTATATCTATACGCTGGTCACAGGAAAGCAAGACTTCTATTGGTTGGTGCAAGAGAAGACTGAGCCGTTCTTCCCTGGCGTCATCAAGTGTAGCGAGAAGACCCTGTTCTCGGGAGAGATGAAGTTCAACGAGGCGGTAGAGAACGTGAAAGCGTGGTTGTCAACAGAAGAGAGTGAACAAGATGGGGTCGCAAGGTTCGAAGTTTAATTTAGACATGGACGTGGTGTTCCTCATAGCGGTCACTATATTCGTCCTGTTACATATCTTATAATAATGTCAGAAACGAAGTACGACAGCATACTTGTAGGCTGGGTCGATGAACCGAACTACAGTGAAAGTGGAGACCTCATGAACTGGAGGGTGAAGCTGAAGGAGCACGAAGTCAAGGATATGCTTGACAAGTATCTCACTGCAAAGAGTGAGCGCGGTGGCGGTAACGTATACCTCACCCTGTTCATGAGCAAGTCAGGTAAATCATGCTGCCGAGTGTATGACCCCAACAGTGAGGGGGCCAAGGAATCAAGAGCCAAGAAGTCAGCGGCTGTAGCCGATGACCTCCCATTCTAAATCGCCTATCTATTACATCACTGCGAAGGTCTCATACACGAGAAACAAGCGCGATGTACATGTGGTGACTTGGATTATTACACGACACCTAGACCCGATAGACATCATGCTTTATGACGATTGGACGATGAAGCGTCTGCGTCGAAAGTTCTACGGGAAAAGGAAAGTGAAAGAAAGAAAGGTCACCGTGCATGAGATAGTCACCAAGCAAATCTTAGGTAGAGAGAATCAACCCAAGAATGACAAGAAGAGACCAGATAGTAGCAGCTACGAACAAGGTTCAGGAGCTGTTGCTGGAGAAGAATGATGCTTATGGCGACAGTGTGCTGTCCCCTCTGAACATTTTTTCTTCCGCCAGTGCCGAGCATGGGATACGAACCCGTATTGACGACAAGTTGAAGCGCATAAAAAACGCTGGCTTGAACGATCATACGGAGGATACCCTGCTCGACCTGGTGGGGTATCTTGTCCTGCTCATCATTGCTAGAGATGAAGGCCACGATATTCCAAACCATATTCGCCAAAAACCAGCCAGTACCGATAACAGTACCTCAAGCTCTACAACGCATAAGAGAGGGTCGTTCACGTACAACGGTTGAGTCAGTAAGACTAGGCAACAAAGAGGATAAGTTGAAGCTCCCCGCTGTGCTATTCAGCGGGGAGTTTTCGTCTCGTCACGACGACGACATACACGAGCACAGCGGATTCATCGTGCTTGACTTCGACCACGTCGAGGTAGAAACAACCAAGAAAGCTTTAGCTACCGACGACTTTATCTATGCCTGTTGGGTGTCCCCGTCAGGCACGGGCTTGAAGGCGCTGGTTAGGGTAAGCAGCCCCGAGCGTCACCGCGATCACTTCCGTGCGCTCATGCGATACTTCGATGAGCGGTATGGGTTGGAGCTGGACAGCAGTGGAATCAATGAGAGCCGCGCATGCTTTGAGTCATACGACCCCGAGCTGTTTCAGAATCAGCTATGCGAGAAGTTCTCTATGCTGTTGAGCGAAGAGGGGTTGAACGCAAAGCCTGAGGCACCTACGCTTTCGCACACAGACTATGGGAAGCTGAACGTGGCTGCCCGCATGGTACGTAGCGCTGCCGACGGAGAGAAGCACAACGTACTTATCAAAGCGGCCACCCTTTGCGGCGGGTACATAGCAGCAGGGAGGCTAGAGGAAGAGGAGGTGGTGCGCGTGCTGTCAAGAGAGATTGAGAAGCGCGACATAGACAGCCTTGAGCAAGCTGTTAAAGACATCCGCCAGGGGATAGACCATGGCAAGACCCGACCTATACGAGACACC